AAAATCAGACCCTTGAACTTCTCAACAGACCAACGACCGTTGGAGTCAACGTCGAGGTCGAAAGTACCTTGAGTTGCAACGTTTGCTTGAGCACCGGGCTCTGCAACTTTATAGATTGTTCTGATGACTTCACGGTTGATTTCAGCAAGAATCTCAGTTGAGAGAATGTTTGCCAATTCTGCTTCAGCATTCAGACCGTGAATTGCCTTGAGGTCCTGTGCGAGTTCTAAGGAGTACTCAGCTTTCAGTGCTCTTGACTTTGCAGTAACGGTGACTTTCTCGATCGAGAATGCCATCTCGTTGAACGACTGGCCAGCACCGAGTTCTTCAGACTGGGTAACGTCCATACCCTGACCAACTGTGTAACCAGCATTGGTCTGAGCAGTTGGGCTAAGAAGTGATGGATTGGAGCTGTTTGGTGAACCAGTGGTTCCTAAACCAACATTAACTCCTTCAGAATTAGGAGTGTAAAGTCCACCAGTACCGATTCCACTGTTAGAGAATCCAGTATCTGCTTCATCGAACAGTGCCTCAGTACCATTCTGAGTGCTATATCTGGAACGCATTGCGAAGATGAGTCCAGTAGGACCATTCATTGGTTGAACACCAGCCAGGTCATATGCGACCAGGTTAGGCATTGCACGACGGATCAGAGAGATCAGAACAGGATCGAAACCTGCCTGAGTTCCACCATCAGAAGCAGAACCAACATAACCTGCATTACCTACTGCGTTACCAATTGATTGGGTAGGAGCTTCGGATAGAAATTCTCTTTCTTCACGAAGTGCTCTTTCTTGGTTCTCCAGAAGAACTGCGGTAACCATTCTACGATGTGCATCTTGGATGCCACCGAGACCCTCATGATTGAGGATAGGTGCCCACTTCTCCTGAAGGTGTTCAGCATTGAAACCTTGCATTTGAATTTACCTTGTTAAAAATTTTAGTTTGACTTTATAATTTAAAAAATCACTTTTTGGAAACTCTAGTCAGAGTTTGGAGATATCCTTCCATTAAAGTGGAATGTGAAGCAGAAGCTTCTGCATCAGAACTTTCGGAAATGTTCTCTGACTCGTCTCTTTGAGCACCAGCATTCTCTGGGAAGTAAGACTTGCGCAGAGTTACTAGTTTCTCACGATATGTATCTTCACTATCAAACTCAACATTTTCGGCAAGAGAAGCGAGTTTGTCCTTCTGGGAAAGTGCAAGACCTTCACAGACTTCGGAGAAGATTACATCAGCAACCGACTCAGCTAATCTTTGTTTGAGAGCAATATTGTTTTTAATTTGCTCGTTGAGTTTATCTTCCATCTCATCTAATTTTTCTACCATTGCGGTAGCTACATCATATTTCTCTTCAGGAATAGTTACATAATGTTCTTCAAAAAGACTTCTCATTCCAGTGAGGAATGATTCAGTCATTTCAGTCTTGATACCGTGCTCTACTGCGAGTTGATTTTCGGTCATCCACTCTTCAGCAACATATTCAAGATATGCGTCAACTCTCTCTGTTAATTCCGACTTAATGGTCGAAACTTCCTCTTCAAGAATTTCCTCATATTGTGCTTTTAATTCTTCTTGAATATCAGCAACCTTTGTCTTGATAGCAGTTTCAAAAATGGTACGTGCTCTCTCTTGGAATTCCTCGGAAAGTTCTTCACCAGAAAGAAGTGCTTCAACATCTTCTTCGACGTTGTATTCTACTTCGATCATTTCTTCTTCAGCAACTTCTTCTTCTGCTACAACTTCAGTTGTTTCTTCCTCAGAAACTTCCTCTTCTGCAACAACCTCTCCTTCAACTTCTTCTTCTTCTTTCATACCTTTAGGCATTGGTTCAGCAGGTTTAGCACCTCTGTTAACAATGTCCTTCACAGTTGCGATTGAAGGTTCTTTTAACTTAGCAGAATTATCATCTGCTTTATAGTTTTCGGGAGTGGGGCCACCGAGATCCTCTACAGAAGGCTGTCCGGGAGTTGAGTGGGACAGTTTTTGCATTGGTTCAGCTGCAGCAGCGCCTTTGGTTACTACGTTTTCCATTTCTTGTAAATTGCTACCAACGGACATTTGATTTATAGATTTTTTGTATTAATCTATATTTATTTATAAATTATAGATTTGATAAGAAATCATTAAATAAGTTTAATTTATGTTCTTCAAGTGTTCTTTGATCAACAAGAGTGTTTATTCTCTTTTGGGTTTTTTCTGCGAGTTGTTCACGAAGAATTCCTCCCTCCCAAACCCATTCTTTTCCTTCCATAATTCCTGAGACAAATGCATCGGGAGCAGAGGGATCAGCAACGATGTCCGCAGCAGTAGCAAGCATAAAATCTTCACCAACAACTTTGACTCCACCACGATCTTCTCTTAAAGATCCAATACCACGAGAAGAAACTCCAAGCATTACACCCTCATCAAGAAGAGAAGATGCAATCTTACCCATAGGTGTATTCAAGATTTGTGCCTTTCCTTTAAAGTTAGAACCTTCCTGAACAAGTGAAGTAATTTTATGGGAAACACGATCAAGGTTTACTGTAGGACCATCGGGATGTCCAAGTTCCCCAAGAGCACGTCCTTTTTTAACAAAAGTTTCATTGTATCTACCAACCTCTTTAGCAAGAGTTTGCATAGGATACATTCTACCATTACGGTTTTTAATGTCTCCCTGAAGAAAAACTCCTTCAATATAAAGTTTCTTACCGGCACCTTTACCTTCGGTGATAATCTTAACGTTTGAAATTTCTTCTGTGATGAGTTTCATCTAATTAACCTGTAAATCCTACTTTTAAACCTACAACTAATGCATCCGATGCTGAAATTTGATCCTGAGGACCCTTCTCAAAAAATTCAACATGGTTTTGTGGAAGTGTTACTGACGCAGTATTTGCATATCCAGTAGTGGTGCTTTTTGCAATACTGACAGTTGCAACACCACTAACGCCATTAAAAACTCTAACTACAGTTGCATTATCTAAATTAGTTGCAGTATCTAATGCAACTTCATTCCCAACACCAACTAATAAAGTTCTTGTCATTATTCTTGATCCTCGGATTGTTGTTCGTCATCAAACATGGATGCACCTACAACTGGTCTAATACCATCAATACGTTCCGATGCCTTTGCATACAAAACATCTTTAATTCTGTCACTAATATCAGACGCGGAAGCATCTGCACCAATCAAATTTACAATTTCTTCCATGAAAATTTAATATATCTATATTTTATATTTATATCTCAGCAGCTTTACCATCAGCACTAGTGATTCCACCATTTATTTCTGGTTCCATAGGAACGTCTCCCATCATTCCTTGCTCACCTTCTTGTGGTAAAGGTTCCCCAGTAATTGGATCAATTGAACTGGGATCTGGAATGATACCATCTTTAATTTCTTTTTCTATTTGCTCATCCATTTCAATCATTTCTGCATCAGTTTGTCGAAGAACTTTGCTACGAACCCATTGAGTAGAATAATACTTCCCAATATAAGGTTCAATTGTTGCAAGAACACCAAGACGTTCGTTGAGCATCTCAGTTTCTTTAAGTTCTGCAAATTGATTGTCATATAAGAAATCATATTGAATATGATCGGAAATTTTATCCCAATCTTCTACCGATACAATATTTTTTAAGATAAGTTGTGTTTTCAACATATCATTAAACATTTGAGCAAATCTTTTTCTCAAACGTCCAACAAATTTTGCAAACTTAAGTTCATCTCTCAAAATTTCAGAAGAACGTCCTAGATTAAATCCACCATCGGAAGCAATTCTAGACTCAGGAACTCCTAATGATCTGTAGAGTTTTTTCTGGAAATATTCAATGTCCGCAAGTTCACCAAGATTTTGTCCACCAGGAAGAGTTGTGATTTCAGTTCCTCTACCACCTTCTCTTCTAGGAAGCCAAAAATCTTCCATCATCGACATAAACTTACGATCATCACGAACTTCTCCTGTGTTTGCATCATATACAAGTTTGTTACGATATCGCATCATAACATCACGTAAATATTGCTCTGCTTTAACTTTTGGAAGATTACCAACATCAATGTAGAAAATGCGACGTTCTGGTGCCCTTGATAATCTATAGATAACTAAAGAATCTTCAATCATACGAAGTTGATTGAGTGACTTAATTGCCTTATGGAGATATGAAAGAACGGATCCTTTATTCCTATCGACTAGCCCAGAAGTACAATATGTAATTGCATCTTTTGCAATTCTAGTTCCTTTTGATTGTCCGGAACTACTATAAGTATTTGTTGGGTATTGTGCTTTTGGAGTATATAAGAAGTATTCCTCAATCTCCGGTGCTATTGAGTTATTGTTATTATCTTTTCCACTTGCTGGACGAATGACAGAAATATCATTCTTATCTTTTTTCTTTTCTTGGCGGACAAACCGCATTTTCATTGGATCAATATACCTCAGTTCTTTTATACCTTCTTGAGGTTTTTTTAGATCAATGACTTTGTGGTAATATAATCGACCATCGACATACCAATTTCTAAAAATTTCATGTGACTTTTTATCAAAATCTAAAAGTTCTTTAATATATTTAAATTCTTCTCTGATTGCTTTCTTTAATTTATCGGTTGCATTTAAGTTTGACAATTCAATTTCAATTGGAGAATCATAAAGATCACTTACAATTGCTTCATTTACAACATCCTCTATAGCACCATCACATTCTGGATGGAGAGACATTTCTCTATATCTTCTAATTAAATCAAATTCTGTTCTATATTGACCTTCAATATCTACGTAGGAACCATAAAATCCACTAGAAATATAATTATCAACCCCGTCCTCATTATTTTGAGGGACGGGGGAGACAATAGTTTTGGATTTTTTATCCGCATCTTCAATAGAAAAACCAAAAAGTTTTGCCATAGTATAAACTGACTTCAACTGTTATTTTATTATTTAGCTTATGTCTTCACCACCAGATTCTGGAGCATTTCCAGTATACGCTTCCCAATAATGGACTTGCATTTCTACTGTAAACTCCTGAATGGTGTCGGTAGTTTCATAACTTAAATCGATAGCAGAAATATTGGTTGGGAACACATCTTTAAAGATGTATTTCCTTAAAGTTCCACCGTCTCTATTGAGTTGATGAACTTTAGCATCTACTTGATAAAGTGCTGGATCAGTTTCACCAGTTCCATTATCAAGTTTATTGATATAATTCATCCATTTTTCAAATGCTGATCTAATGTTGAATGATGTATCATTGAGAACTGTAATAGTCCATGTTTCGAAGGTTCTATCACCTGCGATCTTTAAGATTCTTCCCCTAA